GGTTTGTCTCGCCAAAAAAAACAAAAAACAAATAGGAGGTAAAAAAAGATGGAAATCAAAAAACAAATTGAATATACGAATCAATTTGTAAAAATTCTTGTCTATGGTCAAGCGGGAGCGGGCAAGACTTACTTGATCAAGGAGCTTGCGCAACACGCTCTCTTGATCAGCGCCGAGGGCGGTCTCTTATCACTCGCAGGCACTGAGATCGACCACGTTACCATTGATAACCTTGACGGGCTTAAGGAGGTGTATGCTTATCTCAACACGGACGAGGCCAAGAAACGCTATAAGATTGTCGCCCTTGACAGCATCAGCGAGGTGGCGGAAAAAGTGTTGAGCGCCGAGAAAGAAAACGCCGCCGACCAACGCAAGGCATACATGGAGATGCAAGACGCCATGACCATCTACATCAGAGGGTTTAGGGATTTGCCGTATCATGTTTATTTCTCGGCCAAGGCTGAGCGAGCAAGCGACGAGTTTGGCGCCATCACCTGGGCGCCCTCGATGCCTGGCACTAAGCTGGGTCAACAACTGCCTTATTTTTTCGACGAGGTTTTGGCGCTCCGAGTCGGAAAAAACGAGAAGGGGGAAACGGTGCGATGGCTCCAGACTCAGCCCGATGGGATCTACACGGCCAAGGATAGGAGTGGGCGACTAGATCCCTCCGAGCCCGCCTCGCTGAAACATGTGATCGGCAAAATCCTGAAAAGGGAGGAGCAGAAAAATGGAAAAGCCTAATGAAAAAAATCTCGTTGAAAAATGGATTGAACTTAAAAAACAAGAGGCCGCTGTTGTTGAACAGCGGCGGAAAATCGAAAATCAATTGTTGGAACTCAAGGGGTTAACTGAGCTTGACAAATCAACGGAGATTTATCGAGACGACAACATAGTGTTGACGGCCCGACCCAGCGTCTCCTATGCTGTAGATCAAAAAGCACTTAACGAGCGCATTAACTCAGACCCCGAGTTTGCCAAGCTCGTCGAGATGTTGTTCCGCAAAAAATACGAGCTCAATCTTGACGCTTACAAGTTCTCAGCCCCTGAGTCAGTCAAGCCAATTTTGCCGTTTGTGACGGCCAAGTATTTAAGACCAACTTTCACGTTGACTGAAACCAAAAAAGGAGGTAGCGATGTTTAGTTTTTCTGATTTTTTAAAGCAAGCCGACGAGGTTACTCTCAGGTCAGAGCTCACCGACGGTTGGCACAAGGTCAAAATCGAGAGCTCCGAGGTCAAGCAAACAAAAAGCGGAACAGGCGCTTATCTTGCACTCCGGATGCGGACCGAGGACAACAACGTGCTCTATTGCAACATCAATTTAATTAACCCCAATCAGCAAGCCGTGCAAATTGGACTTGGGTTACTCAAGGCGCTTAAGCTTGCCACGGCTGTAGTCTCAAGCGACTCGCCACAAGTGTTTGTCGGCAAGACCGTTGAGGTCTTACTTAAGACCGTTAAAGGCGAGCAAAAAGTAATCACGTTCCGTAACCTTGTTCGCCCGCCTGCAATCCCCAAGGTGGTTGCAACCGATGAGCCATCGACTGGCGATGATATCTTTTAATTTAATGCCCCTCGAAAGAGGGGCTAAAAAAAGGAGTATAAAATGGATCTAAATCATTATTTTAATCAAAAAATTGTCACCCAACCAGCTCGCCCGTACCTGGGCTTGTCTCAAGCAGGTGACGAGTGCGACCGACGCTTGTGGCTGTATCAGCAAGAGAGGGCCATCACTAAGAGAGAGGCCCGCATTTTTGAGACGGGCAAAATTTTGGAAGGTATGATTTTGCGAGAGCTCAAGGAAATTTTTGTGATCCGCAACCGCCAAAAGGAAATTGTGATCGATGAAAAAATCAAAGGACACGTTGACGCCATTGGTTATCTGAGAGACGACCCCCAAAAAATAAATTATCTCATTGAAATTAAAACGATGAACTATCGACGGTTCAGCGAGTTAGTAAAAGGACTAGTCCCGAAAGAATACGTTGCGCAGATGAATGTGTACATGTACGCCCTTAAACTTAAGAGCGGATTTTTGGTCGCTCTTAACAAGGACACAAGCGAGCTTTATTTAACGCAGTTACAACTAGATGAGATGTCGGCCCAGATACACATCAACCGACTTAAGCAAATTGTGGCATCAACTCAAGAGCCCGAGCGCCTCTCAATTAGAGGACTCCCGCATACCATTTGCCAGTGGTGTGCGTTTAAGGATCATTGTTGGGGGTGATTAATGGTTGATTTTGACTTGCGTCCGATCTACCAACTAAGACCGTATCAAGAGACGGCGGTTAAATTAACCTTGGAGGCGCTCAAGCAAAAAAAAGTGCCCGTGATCGTCATCCCAACGGGTGGCGGTAAGTCTCTAGTCATCGCTGAGTTGTGTCGCTACAAGCGTCTTGTTGAGGGCAAGCGAATTTTAGTGTTGGCATCCCGAAAGGAACTTGTCCGCCAAAATTACGAAAAAATTTTTCATGCCCTCGCACGACTCGATGAAAAAATAGGTATTTATTCCGCTGGCTTATACGTAAAAGAAATTGGCGATATCACCATCGGCAATGTGCAATCTGTTTACAAAATTAACAATACTAATCTGCTCAACAAGGATCTTATTATTATTGATGAGGCCCATGAAATCAACCACGACAACGAAGGGATGTACCGCACCATCATCAATCGACTCAAGGAACACAAGAGTGTTGAGGTGGTGGGCCTCACCGCTACCCCTTACCGTTTGGGTCATGGGCTAATTACAACGCCCCCCGCTATCTTTGACATGATCATCCGAGATGAGTCGATGACTATCTCAGCCTTGCAACGAGCGGGCTATTTGACTGAGTTGGTCGCTAAAGAGACACGTGATCAAGTTGACACTAAAGACGTCACAATAAGAGGTGGCGAGTTTGTGGAGCGAGAGCTTGAGGACGCCGTCAAAAAATTAGACGAAGAATCTGTTATCGACGAAATTATTTTTCGGGGCCAGCTCCGAAAAAAGTGGCTCATCTTTACCGTGGGCATTAGGCACGCTGAGCGTATCAATGAGTTGTTAACCGCTAAAGGGGTCAAGAGCTATGTGGTGCACAGTGAGATTCATGACAACGATAGAGATAAGATCATCAACAAATTTTTGACCGACCCTGAAACTCGCTGTGTCGTTAACGCCAACATCTTGACCACTGGATTTGATAACCCGCAGATTGATTTGATTGCATTGATCCGACCCACCATGAGCCGAGGCTTGTTTGTCCAGATGGTGGGGCGTGGTTTCCGTGTCGCTCCCGGAAAAGAAAATTGCTTAGTTCTTGATTTTGCCAAAAATTTCGCCCGCCACGGTGTTGATTTTGACTCGCTTGATCCCAAATTGATTGAGCCAGCACCTGACCCCGAAAGAGGAGAAGACTCCTACAGTCCACCCCGAACCAAGACGTGCCCCATGTGTCAAGCGATCTTGTCAATCGCTACTCGAGTCTGTCCCGACTGCGGCTACGTGTTTGCGCTCCAGTCCAAATATTGGGAACTCAATACAACGTGGGAATTTGAGATGAAAAAAAAGTATCACGATAAATTTTTAAAAATCGAAAAGACAATTTTTAAAATCGAATTTTCCCGCAATAATAATAAAATGTTGGTGCTTGAAAATTTGTGTTCGATGGGAAAATCGATCCAAAAAATCCGTGATTATTTTATGATCTTTACGCCAAAATTCGGCAAGATTTTTACCGACTCAGTTCGCCGATTGAAAGATCTCTTAGAAAGATCAGGAGCCGAGAAAGAGCGAAAATTTGAAAACGACGATGAAATGATTGATTACCTAAATGAGCACGTCAAACCTATCTTTTTAATTTACACAATGGAGGAAACTTTTATGAAAGTAACAAAATATTTTTTCACTCGGGAGGAAGATGAATAATGACATACGAAGACGCCATCTCAACTTGCGGTCTTGAGCACGCCAAGATCCCGCCCCATTTTATTGCCGATAACAAATGGCACCGATTCGACGTCAAGCGTCCAGGCGATAAAGCGGGCGCTTATATTGCTAAGGTGGTTGATGGTAAAAAAATTGTCACAATCAAAAATTTTAAACTTGGCGCTAAAGCAACTTTTGTTGAGCAACTCAACGATGATTTTTTTACCAACGTACCACCTGAGGACAACAGTGATGTTCGGGAGATGGTGCGCCAAATCACCGAGCGCCAAATGTTTGATTTACTCAATGAGTCAACCGAGGTGGTTGAACATCCTTATTTATTAAAAAAGAAAATTAAACCGAACAATCTTTTTAGATTATTTCAAAACGATTTAATCGTGCCACTTTTTGACTTTGACAGAAAAAATTTGAAAATAAAAAGCATCCAAATAATTAAGCCCGATGGAACTAAGCGCTTCTTTCCTGGTCTTTCCGTCAGTGG